TGGCTTCCGTAAGCGAAACATTCAGGGTAAGCACGTCACCGAGATTCGTTGCCCCGGTCGGAAGCGTCAGTTCCAGTACCGCGTTGGCACTCGCAGCCGCAACAGTAACGCCGCGTACTTCGTCTGGGACAGTTTTCTTGAGCGGACTGCCTGTGAAACTGGCCTTGTTATAGGTCACGGATGTCGCGGGTGCAAGCCCCGCAACAGCCGCATCATAGGCGGTAAACTTCGCCGCTGTCAACGCCGTACCGCCAATGGTAGTACCGTCATCAAGTGCAGGCGGATTGCCGGGACTAAGCGTAATCCCGTAATCGGCGGACAGTTTTCGTTTTGAAAGAGGAATAGCCATGAGTTATACCTCCTTATGTGCTCAGTTCGGAAACGACCAGCCAGAACTTACCGGCGATACACTCGAACACGGCAAAGTCTGCATTGGTGTTTATTCCGGTGTACGTTTTCGTTGCACCTTCATAATCCTTCATGGCGGAACCGTCCGCTACGGAGACGGTAACGCTGCCGCCCTCTGCGCCCGGCTTACTGACCGTGACCAAGCATTTCATGCCTGGGCATGTCGCGGGTACGGGAAGTTTTACGGTTCTCTCTACTGCCTCTGTCGGAACAACGACAAGGACGTTCGTGTCATACGGAGTCAGTGTCGTGTCGCCTGTCTTGTCATTGACAGTAAGTGTTGCAGGAAGTTTCGGCGTTCCTACGTTCGCCTGTCTTGCAGTTTCGTAAGGCATCTCATACATCCTCCTTCGGATAGGTTAGGCCAGACCCAACCGGCTAAGTTCTGTAACTTTACCGACTTGTGCTGACCGGTTGGTTCGCGATGTGGCAGTGCCACCCTTTGCTCGTGCTGATGGACCGGCTCCCGGAACCTTCTCTTTCGGGATGTGATCGTGTTGTGTACTCTCAATCTTGCGGGCAAGCCCAAGATTTTTTTGGATGAACTCGTGCGTTTTTTCGAGAAGCGCATCACGGCCAAGACCCGGATTCATTTGTCGTACTTGGTTCAGTGTGGTGCTCACAACGTCGCCACGCCCCTGTAGCAGCGGATACTGCGCAAGCAAATCTTTGGATGCCAGAACGTTGAACACCGCATTCTCGACACGCTCCTCATTGCGCTTTTCGTACAATGCAAGTGCGTTCGATATTGCGCCAAGCATTGATTGGTTCATGGATTGGTTGAATGTCTGCGGATCGCGTAACGCCTGGTTGAACGTTTGCTCGTCAAGATTGAAGAATGCTGGCGGTTCAAGTGGCTGTGATTGTGATTGCACGTTTTCCTGAGGAAGTGGTGTGGGTGGGGCTTGACCGCCAGCAACAAACTGGTTCAAAAGGTTGTTATACGCTTCACGGGACAGCGTTATCGGCTCATCTGTTCCGACTCCGCCAGCGTTGGACTCCACTGGTTTCGATCCATCCGTGCCAGTGTCAGGCGCAGAAACGGCTTCTTTCGGAGTTTCAATTCCACCCGTTTGCGCTGTTTGCGAATCCATTTGCGGCTGCTCAACTGTCGCTGTTGCTCCTACTACTGGGTCCATTTAGAAAATCTCCATACTTTGAAACGTATGTTTCAATTAGTTTAACCACGTCAATTGTATCATCTTGTGTACTGGAACACAATTTTTTCTTGAAGTACTCGGAACTCTCGGTAATCTGTTTTGCTTTTGGCTGCCAATTGGCTCCATCGTCCTTGCATTCGCCGAATATGTGCTGAATTATCAGTACGTTCTCAAGTTCAATAAACCATTCGAGACGGTTCAGGGATGCTCTGGCCTCGGTTACGGCCACAAAGTCGTTGGCAAGGAATCGGAGCGTATCCTCGTTCTTGGATATTTCCTTGATTACCAACTGCAAGATCGCGGTCCAGACAGGACTTTTGAAGAACTGTTCAATATCGTTTGGGTCCATCACAACTGGACCCGTTTTTACTATCTGTTGCAGATCGTGTCTATACATACCCTACCATTTCTCCGGCTGGCGCATAGTTGCCCGCCTGTACTTGTTGCTGCACCTGCGCATCAGGCTGTACGCTCACCTGTGGACCTGCACCTGCTGGCATAACACGTTCAAACTCTTCAATATCCTCTACCCCAGATAGTCGTGCCCAATAGGTGAACAGTCGGTTGATGTCTGTATTCCTCGTAATTTCCATCACGGCATCAGGCGAGTTCATGAACGTCTGCAATACCTGTGTGATAGATTGCAGGTTCTCCATGCCTGGGATAACGCCGCCGGGCGGGACTACCATGAACGGGAAGTCAAGGTCCATTGGGGATACCTTGACGTTCTTCGTGCCAAGCCCGTACATATCCCATATCTTCTGCTGGTCGCGTCCGTGCGTTTCGACAATGACATCTTCGCCCATGAACTGGACGGTGTTGTATGCTTCCTGAACGCCCAAGTCGTAGAGGAATTGCAGTCCAATGCGGTTCCCAAGATACTGCATCCGTGACGTACTGCCACGTGCCGCAATGTCCATGCCACGCTCTGTTGGACGTTCAGGCATACCCTGCATGATACCCTGAGTTAGATTCGTTGTGCCTGACAGTTCTTTGATCAACTGCGACATCATACCAAAATCTCCGATATGCCCCTGGGTGACATCGTTCACCTGTAGCTGTTTGATGAACGCCTCCAGTGGTGCGCGGTTGTAGTAGAACTGCTGGCTGAGCCGGATAAGTTTGCCTGGGGACTGGTTGATAACATCCTCCCATTCAAATGCGTGTGGGTTCACGATCAGCATATCGTTCATCGTCTTGGCTACGTTATCCAAGCGTGTGTTTAACAGCCAGCAAGCCGTGTCTTCAAGTCCCTGTAACTGGAACAGTACGCTGATCGGAATCTGGCAGTGCCCATCGTTCAGTGGGGATGCGCCAAGAATGCCTGGCATGTTGTGCATGTAATTGCATTTGTGCGCCTGGATGATGACCTTCCGTGCGCCAATGCGGAACCGCCACCGTTCGGGTGTGGTCGAATCGCCCAATTTCCAGTCTTTCGGTATCAGGTCAACTTCAATCGTGATAACGTCCGTGGAACCCTTCGTATTATCGGTTGCATACCGGTCATAACCCTGACCGCCATGACGTGAACCGCGCTTACTCAACTGGTAGTAGTCGGTCATCTCATCATTGCCGTTGCCCTGTTCGACATAATGGAGTAATGCCTTCATGTTGAACAGGTATTCTTCGGGGTCCTTCTCGCGCCGCGCCAGATCGTAGGTGCTCTCAATGTCCCACCAGCCAAAGTAACGCGCCTTATCCAGTTCGTGATAGTTGATGGCCGGGTCAATGAAGAATTTGTACCGGTCTATCGGGACCAGTTTGTTCCCCTCCCATAGAGTCTTATCCTCAAGCATACGAACCATGCTACCGGACTTGTAGCCGGTAGTATTCTGGAGCATCACCTCAAGCAGGTCGGTTATCTCTTCCTGTACGCCAGTCTTGCCAACGTGCTTGCGCCATTCGAGTGTGGCGAACCCGGACCCGTATTTCAGGGAATCGCTGATAACGGTCTGGATGTCCAGTCCCGTTTTCCACATGATATGCTGCCACGTCAGAACACGCTCCAGTAGCGCACCCTTCGCCACGGCCTCCACGCTGCCAAGTCCCCTGATCTTATGGATCGGGTGGTTGGTGAACATGCCGCTGAAATAGGTCATCATGGTCTCGTGTGCGGCATAAAGCATTGGGACTACAAGACCTACAGGACGTTTCGAGTGTTTGCCGACCAGCGATTGCTCGTATTCGTTCAGGTCAACATACGCTTCCATAGACTTCTCGACACGCTCCCATTCGGAACTGGATTTACGCTGAACATCCATTGCGTTTTTGGCGATCTCAAGGATGTACGTCACAAGTTTCTTCGAGAGTTTATGCCCAGGATGAAGGTCTATTCCACCCGGATAATCGTAATCCAGTTGCATAGTGTCAATGTTGCCAGAATAGCGTTTCTTATCCATATAATGCCCAGACTCGTGTTTTCACGTCTCTACTCTGTTTACTGTAATCAGGCAAATCCGATGAACCTAACTGATTCATTATAACAGGTTTTGATTGCGGATGGAAGAAAATATCCTGTAACTGCATCACCTGCGGGATGTAGCCCAACGTATCCATACCATCCCACTTCTTATTCTTGGGATAACTCAACATCGCATGTTCGAGTCCGCCACCTCTCAATGATATTTCGTGCCACACGTGCCCTTTCGGATGGTAGGGTCCCGGCGAATAGAATGGTAACGCCTGTGCGGAACGTGCCCGTTTGATCGCATCTTTGCCAGTCCCGTAATCGCCCCTGGGTGTGCTTCCACCTTCAATCCATAGCCAGTCAATCAGTACTCCGCGCTTTGACGCTGCGTTCTCGAACCGTCCACTTATCCACAATTTCAGCCCGGTCTCTTCAACCACTACCTGACTGGTATTATATTCCTGGCACATGGAGAACAGTTCTTCTTCCAGCGTCTCAGGGGTCATCTGCTTGCATATATGCCCGCGTATCCAGATTATTGCGTTGAGCGGGTCTATCGCCCATGCGAGTATGGACGTGTCTGCTGCGGTCGGACTCATGGTACGTGCCGGGTCAACCGTGATGAACCGACGAATATATGGATTCGTGTTTAGATGTAATTGTTGCTCTTCATAATACTGGAACCCGTCCTTTGTCCATGTGTTCTTCTTTCGATCCTGCGGCGAACACAGATGTTCCATCGCAAAAATATCGCTCATACCCTTGTCGGCAAACTTGCGTTGCTTCTCGCGCAGTTGCTCGTCGGATACGAGTTCTGGGACAAGAGAGAATAATTTCTGGTCCCCATCAGCATCTTCCCTATATTCACCTTCCGGGAATACGTGCCCATACCAGTCTTTCGCCTGCACTATCTCCATCATGTTCGACGCTTCGTGCTTGCACGTATCCTGGTGACGCATTAACCACGGGGGAATTTCGCTTGGCGTTATCACCCACCCATCTTTCGTTTTGCGTGGCTCTCCACATTTATTCAGTTTCCACCTGTGGGTGTTCGGGTCTGGTTCTATTGGCTGGTGTGTTGGTTCAAATGCGCCGTAATACCAGATGGCATGTTTCATACGCTGGTCAGGGTCATTCACCAAATCCCGGTCTTCACCGTCGTCTGATGCCTGGAACGTAGGACGCTCCATCTTACCCTCAATACGTATAATAGAACCGTTGCACTGTTGCCCTTCCCCCTTTGGCAGCACAAACGCATACGGTTTCCCTGTAATTGGGTCAGCGATGAAGTAGCACTTCTTGGAGAATGTGGCGTTGTTCCCCTCATACGCCTTTGGTTTCAGGTTTCCGAATATCTCGCGGATCAGTTCATTCCCCAACAATTCCTGTTTGACATTATCTGTCTGTGTTTCGGCGTGGTCAAGTGTCCTGGACGTAAACAAATCAAACGGTATACGTCTCAGGCATAACCCTTTAATCTGGAGTGCCCATAGAAACGTGGATTTCGCAAACCCCCTGTAGCACAAGCCATACGCTTTGGCAATACTTTCGTCCTCGAACGTCTTTAGATATTCAATACGCTGTTCGGTCCACGGCTGTTTGAAACTCTCGTGCAGTATGGAATTGCAGAATAGATATGTGCCCCCTGGCAAGTGAAACTTGTAGATCATCTCTACCACTTCCGGGTTATCGAACGATGGTATCAGAATATCACCGTTCGGCAAGAACCGGACAAGCGGCATATTATTGATTTTAGCCACCATGCTGCTTTACGCAATTAAGTTCTATTTCAAGAAATTCTTGTTCGCATCTGTCGCGAAACTCACTCAATTTGGTTTTATATTCGCGAATCTCTTCCATCAAAACACGCAGTTGCCAGACCGTTACAGCCTGTAATGAAGCAAAACTTATAACGCTCAACAGCACAAGTGCTGACGGTACTTCAAATGTCATAATCATACCCCCTCGGCAAGTTCGGCCTCCATTGCCTTCTCAAAACGCTCCATCTCTGCTGTCGAAAGTTTTATTGTCGTTCCTGTATATTCGTATTTTTTCAGGTCGTATACGCTGCCGCCGGTATCAACCGCAATATCGTATCCGTCGCTTAACGCCTGTCCCATCGTGCCACAATAATTCTTCCACACGTTTGCTTCCCTGGCCTTAACGCGGATTACGTCTTTGGTCGCATCCTCACCCAATTTCAATGATGGCATGTTCGCAAACGCGCTTATCCGACTCAATAGTGGAGCCAACGCTGCCAGTGCTGCGGTCGCCACACCAAGCCAAACCTCTTCAGGAATGTCCACTCCAAGAGTTGCAACCTGCGTCTTAATAACCGCAATCACAACGCAGATGACAACACCGATAACGGCGGTAGACTTCCACTGCTCTGAGGTAGTCCGGCTCTGTAGTGCCTTTGACAGTTTCAGACCCTCTTTCAGGGCAGGTAACAACTTCGCAAGTTTCAGTAGATTCATCATGGCCTTCTCTCCTTTACAGTTATGCCCGGTACGCTAGTCGGAACGTACCGGGCAAACCAACACACTACATGGGGACTATTCAGAAATGCCTTTGGCAATATCATCAACGAAATTGAACACGTTCTTGCGCAACCCTTTTGCGCTCTTCACATTTACGGTACAGTGTGCTGTACGACTTACAACGTTTCCGCACCCATCGGCTACTGCCACATAATCAATCGGTACACCTTCCGGGTTCAGATCGAAAAACGCCGCCAGTTCCTCTTCATTCCAAAATTCGTCCATCGGATTCTTCCTTATCGTCCCGGATACAATTCCAAAACAGGAACGCAGGACCGGGATCAATCTTGCGCCCTGGCGACACATCGTCATGACCAACCACTTCAAGTATGCCATACCGCTCGTGCAAAACGCAAGTAACTTTTTTAAGCGCGTTGATCTGGTCAACTGTATAACTGTGCCAGTATTCATATTTACAATCCTTATTCTTGTGTTGACCTTTGAATACTTCGTCGGGAGGGACAACTTTCTTTGCCCAGGACACATACTCGCCTCTGTCGTTCAGGGTGAGTGGACCCCAATTGACCAGTTCAATGCCAACGCTCCACTGGTTCAGTTCGCGGCGACCGTTCCAAACGCTCACGCCAGCGTGCCAGGCGGCTACGTCGGTGTCAACCATCTGTGTGACCGCACCGTCACGGCCAATTACGAAGTGTGCGCTCACGCCAGCGTTCAGGAATGTCGTTACCGCACCTTCAGTTGTACCGCCTGCTGTGTAGTGGATCACTATCGCGGCTGGCGTAATCTTCGCGCCACGGTTCTTGGTGGGGATGAATCTTACGTTCGGTAATATCATGCTCGGTTAATCCTCCGCGCCACACGCTGCGCCTTCTTCTCGCGGGTGAACCGCTTCTTACGGTTCTCACGCTGACACGATGGCTTGCCGTCTGACTTGCCTGCCAGTGTGCCGCCAAATCCTAATAGTGCGCCAATGAAACTCATGGTTTGTTCTCCAGTGGTTTGTTCGGGTTAAGAAATTCTGATTCGTTATTGTTACTCAAAATGTACTCTTCCAAAACTCTTTGAACTCCAGTATATGCCTTTTCGCAATCATTAGGGTCAAAGTACTCAATAAACAGTCGGCAGCGAAGCATTCCTTGACCACCAATCTCTTCCCACTCGTAGTTTGGTTCCTTACCCGGCGATAATTTCGATAGCCGCCCATACCAATAACATCCCATCAACAACTTCATCTCCGCGAACCACTCGCCAACGTGCAGGTAGTGGTAGTCCGCGCTCGGTTTTATCCAGTTCACAGTACATCCTCCGGCTGAGCCGTCTCCGGTTCCGCAACAACTTCTGGTTCAGGTAATGCAACAACTTCAGACGCATTCATCACACCGCGTATCCGGGTCAAACTCTCCGACAACGCGCTTATGCCGCCATCGCCCAGCCCGGTCGGTCCGCTACGCAGTGCCAGCATATCCTTGTAATGCTTCAGATTCTTCTCCGCAGCGGCCATCCGCTCTTTCGGGTCAACCTTCGGATCGTTCTGGATTTCGCCCAGTACCCGGATTGCGTCCTCACAGTTACGACGCAACTGACCTACCAGATCGCCCTTCTCCAGCGTCGCTGCAACTCGATCTTCAATTTCTTTCATATAAACGAATGTCTCCCGTGCGTGACTGCACTTCTTTACCATGTGTTCCTTGAACCCGGTTATCCGGCATATCGCCCTGACACCGAATCCGAAATAAAAAAATATCGCAACAATCTTATGCGCATGGCCAAACCACCGATACCCGATCATCCGGTCCGGGTGACGCGGCTTCATTCTACTCTTCCTGGGCTTAAACGACTTCGCTTCCATGTCCGTATTCTACCACAACGATTTGCAATTTTCAACCTAGTGTGGTAGAATTTACCAAAATAACCGGTCAATATGACCAGAAAGCCCCTTCCCTATGAGAACACGAATCATCGAATGTGTACAGGCCATCCAAGCCGTACTCAAGCAGCACAACTGCGTCATCTCAGCCGGGCAGCATTATTCGGACGACTGCTGGGTTGAGGTGCATGATGGAACAGACTGTGAAATTATTAAGTTTGACATTATAACCGAAGCAACATTTGAGGAGCACGACTGGTAATGAACCCCAAAGACATCCACGCACAGCGTATCAACCGACTCAACCAGTTCTTCGATGACGACATCTACAACTTTGAACTCA